CGTAAACTCACAGAGTTTGACGAGGCAGTGGCAGGCAAAGATGCGGACTTGGCACAGGGCTACAACTATCTAACCAAAATACAGTTAAAGAATTGCGTGAAGTTCTGTGAGCTTGTGATTTCAGACTGTGGCGCCTATGTGCAGATTAAAAAGGTAGAGCGCAAACCGCGGGCAGTCAAGGCAGTGCCACCAGAGAAACGTGCCGCAAAGTTCAAGTGTATTACGGAATTTGCAGAGCTCAAGCTCAAAGGCTTACCGGCCGCAAGTTTAGTGGACAAGGCAGAAGCCTGGTTGTATGACACTAAAAAACGCAAGCTAATCCATATTGTTGCCGACAGCCATGCACAGGCATTTACTGTAAAGAGCAATGCTATTATTGGATTTAGTACAGTTGAGAGCCAGCAAAAAACTGTACGTAAACCAGCGGAGGTACTCAAAGCCATGGGTGCCGCAGGCAAGCCGGCCGCAAGAAAGATCTACAAGGACTTGACCACTACAGAAACCCCGTTTAACGGACGTGGTACAGAGAACTTGATCATTCTAAAAAGCTGGTAAATAAAGGGGACGGAGTCCCCCAATGGCAGAACAGCAACAAAACTCGCTTGAGATGCTCAAGCAAAACATGATAGAATATGTAAAGCTTCAACTCGGTGATCAGATTATTGATCTCGAGTTGGACCCTGCTCACTACGAAGCCGCGTATCAAAAAACACTAGGCACTTACCGCCAGCGAGCCAGCAATGCCTATGAGGAAAGCTATAGCTTTATGGAACTGGTCAAAGATGTTAACATCTATCAGTTGCCACAAGAGGTTGTGAGTGTACGTCAGATATTCCGCAGACAGTTTGGTGATGCTACTGGCCAGGCCAGTAACTTTGATCCATTCTCTCAGGCCAGTATGAATGTTTATCTCATGAACTTCAACGTAGCAGGCGGACTTGCTACATACGACTTCTACTCACAGTATGTTGAACTGGCCGCACGTATGTTTGGTGGCTATATGAACTACACGTTCAACCAAGTAACAAAGAAAATTCAATTGATTCGTGACCCAAGAGGCACTGGCGAGAATGTGTTGCTTTGGACATACAATCTAAAACCTGAAATCAACTTGCTTCAAGATTTCCAAATCCAACAGTGGATCAAGGACTACATGGTTGCCAACTGTAAGATGATCATTGGTGAAGCACGTGAGAAGTTTGGTTCAATTGCAGGACCACAAGGCGGTGGTACCCTGAATGGCGCCGCAATGAAAGCTGAAGCCAAAGAAGCCATTATTGCATTAGAAGACCAGCTCAAGAACTATGTGGATGCCAGCCAACCACTTACTTGGGTAATCGGTTAACCATCTGTTGCGGGTCAACAAGCATTGTGTTATAATAACACATGGACTTGATGATCGACTTAGAAGGGCTTGCAACAGGCCCAGACACTACAATACTAACTATTGCGGCACAGAGCTTTGACCCGTTTGGGCAAGGCTATTCTGGCCAGAGTTACTATGCCAGAGTCACACTAGAGAGTCAAGAAGACCGTGCTATTGATCAAGGCACAATTGACTGGTGGGCCACACAACCTGCTGTGGTTCGGGACGAAGCATTCAACGAACAGGACCGTATCCCGCTAGATCAGGCATTGGACGGGCTAGGTCGGCTGATTTGGCACTCCAACAGAATCTGGGCACAAGGTCCCACATACGACATGAACATCTTGGAGCATGCTTACAAGAGCTATCACAAGCCTCTGCCCTGGAAGTACTACATGGTGCGAGACAGCCGTACTGTATTCTCGCTATGGCCCGATCAGCCTATCCCACCTACCAGCCACCATGCGCTAGAAGACTGCCGCAGACAAATTGGCATGCTACAGCGCACACTAGATTATCTTAATGTAACCTCCTTAAAATGACACTTCCTAAACTGCTGATCATTGGCAATGCTCGACACGGCAAAGATACTGTGTGTGATATTCTGCGTGAAGAATTTGGCTACAGCTTTCGTTCTAGTTCAGATTTTTGTGCTGAAAAGTTTATCTACGATGAACTCAAAATCAAATATGGATACACCACGTACGAGCAATGCTTTGAAGATCGGCACAACCATCGAGCAGAGTGGTATGACATGATTCATGCTTATTGCAAGGATGATTATGCTAGACTGGGCAGGGAAATTTTTGCTGAAAATTCAATCTACTGCGGACTAAGAAACAAGAGTGAGTTCCATGCCATGCGTAACACTCGGGTATTTGATTATGCTGTCTGGGTGGACCGTAGTGATCACTTGCCACAGGAAGATCGCTCTAGCATGAGTCTGGAAATCTGGATGGCAGATTACGTGATTGACAACAATGGCGGGCTAGAAGACTTGCGCAGAAACACACGTGAATTGATGTCTACTCTGTTGTATAAATATTCCTTTAAGGAATCCGTTTGATAGTATTGTTTAATGACAGTCCAAATCCTCCTATTAGATCACTTGGGGTCTATAGGATAGCCACAGAATTAAGAAGACATGGAGTAGAAGTAGAAGTTATTGATTTTTTGTCTCACTGGGATCAGTCTGTACTACTAACATACTTGGACACTATCACAGAAGTTGAATGGTGGGGATTTAGTACTAAATTTTTTCCTCCCACATACAACTCAGACAGATTTGCTGGCCAGGCCACTTTTCGCAACAACAAATGGACCACTGACAATAAAGATGCTGGGTTTATGACTGAGTTGCTAAACAAAGACGAAGCTCTATTAATTGATTACATAAAAAATCGTCATGGCACAATTGTAGTTGGAGGCCCCAATGCTGAAATAATCCAACACCTACCGGTGAATGTTGACATCATATGTGCTGGATATTCAGATCTAGCAGTTTTAGCTGTACACAATCATATTGTACAAGGTAACGATCTAATTTATACACAATTCAATAATAAAAAGTATGTGGATGCTGACAAACACTATGCAGTTCAGATATTAAGTAATTTAACCACAGAATATGCTGATTCAGATTTTGTAACAGACGACTGGGTATTGCCAGTTGAAATAGGCAGAGGTTGTATTTTTCAATGTGCATTTTGTGAGTTTGATCACTTGGGCAAAAAGCCTGGAACTTACATCCGATCCAAGGAAGAAATCAAACAAGATATCCTGTATAGATACAACACATTTGGCGTAAAAAAGTTCATGTTTGTCGACGATACATTCAATGACAGCTTGGAAAAAATGTATTTGATTCGAGATATCCGACAAGAAACTGGTATAGATTTTGAATTTTGGAGTTATTGTCGAGTTGATCTTCTGGCAGCAAATCCTGAGCAAGTAGATCTTATTCCAGAAATTGGATGGAAGTCATTTACCATTGGCATTGAAACATTTAATCGTGCCAGTGGAAAAGCAGTAGGCAAAGGCGCAGATCCTGAAAAACTCAAACACTTTTTGATTGCACTTAAACAACGATTCCCTGAACTTAGATTACAAATCAATATCATTGTGGGATTACCTCACGACACCGAAGATACCATTAGAGAAACTATAGAGTGGTTTTTAGCTAATCCAGGCATTGCTGAGTACGCTAAATTGGCAACATTGAGAATTAAAAACCCCGAAGGCCTTACTAAAAACATTAGTAAAATGAGTAAAGATCCAGGAAAGTACGGATACGAAATATTGGATGGGAAACAGTTTGATGTGTTTAAATGGACAACTCCTTACCTTAATACTGATACTGCTCAACAACTAGTAGACAAATATAATCCGTTGTTGTTAGCCGGAACAACTAATCGCAGACCCGATCACGTGACTGCACTCAGCGATCAACCTTATTTCACTACAGATAGATTTTATGTAATAAAAAATTATATTTCAAAAAAATTACACTACCGGAATGTTTAACAATCGGGGCTCAAGTCCCCTGGCTTCCAAGGCAGTACACTTTTGGCAACTTCTTCCACACAGTTGCGGCAGATACACTTTAGATTTTTAACACCAGTGTTATTTAGATCTCCGTCGACATGATACACTAGAATTTGACTTGAGTATCGGGCTTTGAACCCGCACTTGTCACATACTAGCTTTTTTTTGAATCCTGCAGCCTCCCACCGTGGGATTCTTTTTTTCAAGCCACGACGTTTTCTTGCACAGCTCTCGCATCTAGTGCGATAGTGTGCAACACCATTACGATGATAGTTAACAGCACACAGCAGTTGATTACATGCTTGACAAATGGGTCTCATACGGTATTTAGCAATAGGACCTTTGGCAAAGGGCACCGTAACGGTACCTTTTTAGCAGTTATCTATAAATATTGTATCTTGAAAAGGAATTGATCATGGCTCTAGTATCTCCAGGCGTAGAAGTAACAGTTATTGACGAAAGTCAATATATCCCTTCCGCTGTTAACACAGTACC